GCCGACATCCAGCCGTTCTGCCTCGCTGTGGCATATCCCTGCATTCTGCTTTGATAGTCGCCTCGGAGAAGTCCTTCCACATTAAATTTGAAGAAGTATTCTTTCTTCTCGTCGTCGGTAAATAAAGCACGTGACAAACTCTGTTCCCACCGGATGACCCAAGGATCCAGCGTGTACTTCACAAATTCGAGAGACTGCTGTTCAATATTGCTGAATGAGCTCTTATCGAGATCACCGACCATATGGGGCGGCACCCTGAAAATTCGGGCAATCTCATCAATCTGGAACTTTCTTGTTTCCAGGAACTGCGCATCTGTCGGATTGATGGAAATCGGCGTGTATTTTAAGCCTTCCTCCAGAACAGCCACTTTGTTGGAATTGGAACTTCCACCGAACTGGCTCATCCAGGAATCCCTTATTTTCTGCGGGTCCTTCAAAACCCCAGGATGCTCCAATACACCGGAAGGCGCTGCACCGTTGGCATAAAACTTTGAACCGTACTCTTCTGCTGCAATCGCAAGACCGATAGCGTTCTTTGCCATAGCGATAGGTGAATAACCGACCAGACCGTCAAACCCAAGTCCTGGAATATGAAGCACATCCTCCGGCATCAGAATGACGGAAGAGTTCGGCATATCCGCACCCTCTTCGGAGCTTTTCTGATATCGGTAATAGAGCTGACCTTTATCGTTACGGTCTACTTCCATCTTTCCCGGCATCAGCGGATACAGACTGATGATCTCGCCCTTACCATTTCGGATAATCTGCGCATAGGCATTTCCGTACAGCAAAAGGTGCGTCATCAGCGTTTCCCTGAAAACAAAGCTTGTCATTTCCGGATTCGGCTCATCATGTAAAAGGAAATAGAGCGGATGATTCATCGCTTTTTCCTTGCCGCCGTCATCTGTATATTTGTAAAGATGTATCGGCAAGCCTGCCACCGCCTCAGCCAGAATCCTGACACAGGCATAGACCGCCGTCATCTGCATCGCACTTCGCTCGTTTACCGCCTTCCCGGCAGCAGAGCCACCAAAGAAGAAACTGTAACCGGAGCCTGCGGTTCTGTTCTGAGGAGAATCCCGCTTGCGAAACAAATCACTTATAATACCCATCGACTTTTTTCCTCCTTATCCAATAAAGAAAATGCCCCGGTCGTCATAAACCGAAGCACTGTTATCGTTTCCGCATCGAATCGCTCTGTCTAAAGCCATAATGGTTGCAACAGCGCCATCGATTTTCTCTGTACTTTTTTCTTTGTCCGCTTTGATGTTTCCGGCAGGATCAGTTCGGATATAAATGTTATCCATCATCCAGCGAAGCACTGGGTGGCCGCCGTGGGCTATCCGCTCTTCCAGCGTCAGCTTCATCAATTCCTTTGTCGGTGGACTCATCGAAGCAAATCCCTGACCGAAAGGTATGACGGTGAAGCCCATGTTTTCCAGGTTTTGAACCATCTGCACGGCACCCCACCGGTCAAAGGCAATCTCACGGATGTTAAACCGTTCACCGAGCTTTTCGATGAACTTTTCGATAAAGCCGTAATGAATGACATTTCCCTCTGTCGTCTGGAGAAAACCCTGTCTCTCCCATACATCATAGGGAACGTGGTCTCGGTTTACCCTCACTTCCATGTTTTCCTCAGGAATCCAGAAATACGGAAGCACCACATACTTATCATCCTCGTCCATTGGTGGAAAAACCAAAACAAATGCACTGACGTCCGTTGACGATGACAAGTCCAGTCCGCCGTAGCAGACACGACCTTCCAGTTCTTCCGGGTCAACTTTAAATGCGCATTTATCCCACTTGTCCATTGGCATCCAGCGAACAGCCTGCTTGACCCATTGGTTTAGCCTCAGCTGTCTGAAGCTGTTCTCTTCTCCCGGGTTCTGCTTTGCCGACTCACAGGCCGCTTTGACCTTGTCGATTCCAACCGTAATCCCAAGAGACGGATTTGCCTTCTTCCACACCTCCGGGTCTGTCCAGTCGTCGCTTTCATCCGCACCATAGATTACCGGATAAAAAGTCGGGTCGATTTTTCTTCCCTCCAGAATATCCTTTGCCTTCTGGTGCGTTTCATAGCAGATTGACTTGGTATCTGTCCCGGCAGTGGTTATAAGGAAATATAACGGCTGCATCCTGGCATCTCCGGAGCCCTTGGTCATAACATCAAAGAGTTTTCTGTTGGGCTGTGTGTGCAGCTCATCAAAGACAACGCCGTGGATATTGAAGCCGTGCTTCGAGTACGCTTCCGCAGACAGCACCTGATAGAAGCTGTTTGTCGGAAGGAAGACTATGCGCTTTGTTGCCGTCAGAATTTTGCATCGTTTGCTCAGCGCCGGGCACATGCGAATCATATCCGCTGCGACCTCGAAAACAATGGATGCCTGCTGACGGTCAGCAGCACAGCCGTAAACTTCTGCACGTTCCTCGCCATCACCGCAACATAATAAAAGAGCGACAGCCGCAGCTAATTCGCTCTTTCCCATTTTCTTCGGTATTTCAATATAAGCAGTGTTAAATTGCCGGTATCCGTTTGGCTTCAGCGTTCCGAAAAGATCCCGGATAATCTGTTCCTGCCAATCAATTAATTCAAAGGGCTTTCCCGCCCATGTGCCTTTCGTATGGCAGAGGCACTCTATGAAGTTGACTGCGTAATCGGCAGTGCCCTCATCATAGTAGGAGCCTTTGGCCATAAACTGCGTAGGCTTATATTTCTTCAGTTTTCGCAATCTGGCGCTCACCTCCTCAGGGCACAAAAAATAGCCGCATTTCTGCGACCTTCATTTTTCCACGATATCATTATATCAGGTTCCTGCTATATAAGCTTCCACGATTTTACTCATTTGTTTTTTTTAAAAAAAGTTTTCTGTACGAGCAACAGCCCCATCCGGAGCTGAAGCTGCTTGCTATTTGGTTGTCTGGTTCTTTAGAACCGTTTGATGCTTGCGTTATCCTCGGCATCGAAGCTGACGTTGTAGCGGTATTCGCATCCCCGCTCGTCCTTGCTGATCACCCGGATGCCGCCTTCAAAGGCGCTGTAAGCTCTGTCGAAATGTTCCCCTTCGGGGAGCTGGCTGATTACCTGCTGTAACTGCTTTTCTGTCATGGTGTTCCTCCTCGATTTCGGGCTCTGCCCTTTTGGTAGTGTGGATATTACCATTGTGTTCTTGGTATAGCAAGTCAATTCTTGATAATAAATTACACAATTTTCAGGCTAAAACGAAGCAGTTTTTACTGCGTTTCACCACGATCTCCCGTCAGAATGAAATGCACATATTCCTTTGGTCGCTCTTCAATGAGCAGGACCAGCTCATGAAAATCCATCTCAAAAGCGATACGCTGAACAGTCCTCGTATCGAACATGTTCGTCCGTCCGGTTGCCCTAACAGCAAGCACCTGAGTTACTTCTTTCTCAGTCATTGTCGCACCTCCGGCATGAATCTTCTCCGAAAGCGACCGACAAACCGCTTCCGTTATCCCAAGCCACTCCTATTGAGCCGATGTCGTCCACATAGCGAACGGTTCCTTTTGTTCCAACAGGCGGTGCTTGAAAATCCGACATACTCAAAAGCTCCACACGGCATCCTACCGGGTACTGCTCTCTAAGCCGTTCCACTGTTTCTCTGCTTGGAAATCCGTTCATTCTTCGTCACCATCCTCTCCGTTTAAAATCGCCTTGATTTCTTTCTGCACCTCCGGGTCCTGGAGTCTTTCCTTTGCTTCCTCCACATCGAACTCTACCGTGTTTTCCGGTGTGGGAATCGGGTCGCAGCCGGGTGCGTAATTTTTGCGAATGTCATTCTTGAAAGCTGAGGATCCAGAAAGGTTAGCCATAAGAATTTTTCTCGCGCCCTTGTACTCGTCTCCAATTAGTCCGATGCGGAGCAGAATGCAGCGGAAAGCGTACTTTTTGTTGTCGATTGGCTTGTCTTTGGCTGTTACCCTCTTGGCGTTTCCCATCATCTCGCAGAGCTTGCAAACGAAGGTGCTGTATGCCTGAACCTGTTCAGGTGTTGCCTCTCCGTCAAACCATGGGAAGGAAACCTTCTCCTCATCCACTTCAATGGGAAGTTCGTCCGCTTTGAATGCCTCGCAGAAAAGGTCGTGCTTTGCTTCCACGTACTTTTTGAGGTTCGCAAGTCCTTCTTCACCCAGCTTTTCCTTCGGGTAGGCAATGGCGATCATGCTTTCTTCGGTTTCGACCTCTGCTTCAAAGCCTCTTTCACAAAGGGCTTCAATGAGCTGCTCGATTTCCTCGCTGTCGGCGCTGTCATCAAAGCTCAAAACTCCGTTCTTGTCTACCGTGAGGTAGTCGATCTGGTAGGCGCAGGAAGGAACTCCGAGGTATTTGGCATCGCATTCCATAATTTCTCCGATTGTCTGAACCAGCTTTTTTCGCTCAGAACCTGTTACGTTGTAGTTGATTGTCATCTTAAAAATCCTCCTAAATGCTTATTCCATAAGGGTTTGCCCCTTTGGTGTCTATATAGATCGCTCAACGGGGCTCATAAGTCAACAACTATGTCCAAAACATATCAAAAAGTTCACATCTTCTAAGAAGCCCTTAATGCCAGTCAGGAGAAATGATTGCAGCCTTGAGTACGTCCGCATCCTGATATCCGACAAACCTCGCTTTCATCTGGCCGCTTTCTTCAATGACAATGGTCGGTGTACTCATGACCAGGTATTTTTTCATTCTCGGGTCTTCAGTCTCAACATTAATAAACTCATAGTCCACTGAACAATTCTCAGCTACTTCTTTAATAACCGGCTTCATCGCCTGACAGGGTTGACACCAATCGGCGGTAAACAATAACACTTTCATTGGGATACCTCGTTAAATTTCATGTCTGAATACATAGCGGCTTCCGGAATGGCTCTTTCAAAAACCGTCAGATACCGCATGGCCGAACTCTTCTCTCCGTTGGCAAGTGCAAACTCACGGAGGGACTTCTTTTTAAAGAATCCCGGCTGATTGCACCAACGGGCAATGGTGATATACATTCCACGATACGGACTTTCCGTGTAACGGTTGAACCGCATAATATATGGAAGACAGTGGTATTTCATCAGAAGCTCGATCCTGCGGAAGAGGTCGATGATGTCCTGCCGCCAAAAGTCCGCATCCCACTTGTCCGCACGGTCAAAACCGCAGAAGCAGTAGAACTTCGGTACGGCGTTGGTATATTTACGGATCAGCTTCAGCTTATCCTCAATGAGCGGCATGTCCGCAATGTTATCAAAAGCGAAAATATAGTCACCATCATAGTTGGAGCGGAACAGCACCTCACACTTTTCATCGGTAAGCAGCCTCTCATCAAGGCCCTGCTTGAACTGAAAAGGTCTGCCCGTTGCCTGCAGGATTTCCAAAAGCATCCGCCAGTTGGGGCATCCGAAGAAGTTATCATCCAAAAGACAGATCTTCGGTCGGCTCTCATCGTAAAACTCAAACAGCGGGCTATGCATCTGCACACGGTCGTAGTTCTGGTTTACACAGAAGGAACATTTGCGAAAACACCCACGGGTCAGAAAACCGATGGAGTAATCCGTATAATAGGAAAACTCTCTCGGCTTCTTTCCCGCTGCTATCTGTTCAGCGACCCACTCATCATACAGATGATAGTCCGGCCTGTGATGTTCTACTTCATCCGGTAGTGCCGGAGCCTTGTCATAATAAAAGCCGGTACCGCCGAAGCTGACATTTGAAAGCTTCAAGACGGTATCCGGCACTTTTGTATCGGTGAACACCTTTGAAATATATGCTTTATCGTAGTCTTCCAGATTTTCATAATCGAGCTTGAGGATGACCTCATCGCCGCATTCTTTGTGATACCCGGAAAGCTTCATGCAGGCAAGATTCGGAAACCGATGCCTTTTTCTGCCGATCAGGTCGGCATCAATTATCGCTACCCTCTTCATTCTTGCCTTCAACCTCCTTGACAAGATCTGCGTACATTAGCTTTTCACCGTCACGCTCCACGTAAATCTCATCCGGACTGATGCCGTCTTCCACGGCTCTGCGAAGGATAACGGAAGCATACTTTTCATCCAGTTCCATGATGTAGCAGACTCTGTTCATCTGTTCACAGGCCATCATGGTTGAACCGGAACCACCGAAGGTGTCCAGCACAATGCCGTTTTCCTGTGTGCTGTTTTTGATTGGGTAACACAGAAGATCCAGCGGCTTGGATGTCGGGTGATTGGCATTGCGTTTCGGCTTGGCAAAATTCCAGATGGTTGTCTGCTTTCTGTCTGAATACCACGGATGCTTGCCATTCTGCAGGAATCCGTAAAGCACCGGTTCGTGCTGCCACTGGTAATCACTGCGACCGAGTACAAGGGAATCCTTGACCCAGATGCAGCAACCTGCAAGGTGGAAGCCCGCATCAATGAATGCTTTACGGAAGTTCAATCCTTCGGTATCGGCGTGGAACACATAAGCCGCCGCACCTGCAGAAAGAAATGCTGCAGAAGCCGTGAAAGAATCATAGAGGAATTGATAGAACTCCTCATCTTTCATGCTGTCATTTTTAATCGTGAGTCCGCTGGAGCTTTTGAAGGAAACGCCATAAGGCGGGTCGGTCAGAAGCAGGTTTGCTTTCTTTCCGTCCATCAGCTTGGCAACATCATCAAGGCTTGTGGCATCACCGCAAACAAGACGGTGTCTTCCAACCGTCCAGACATCACCCTTTTCTACGAATGCTGCTTTCTCCAGTGCTTCCGACAGGTCAAAGTCATCATCCTCGCCCTCACTGTCTTCCCCTTTAAACAGGTCTGCCAGTTCTTTTTCATCAAAGCCCGTCAGTGAAACATCAAAGGCTTCTCCCTGCAAAGCCTCAATCTCAACGCGCAGGAGTTCTTCATCCCATCCGGCATCCATCGCCATACGGTTATCCGCAAGGATATATGCCTTTTTCTGGGCCTCTGTCAGGTAATCCACATACACGCACGGCACCTCGGTGATGCCCTCCGCTTTTGCAGCAGCAATTCTGCCGTGTCCGGCTATTACACCATAATCACGGTCAATGATGACCGGATTGACGAAACCAAATTCACGCAAAGAAGCCCGGAGTTTATTGATCTGCTCCGGACTGTGCGTTCTTGCGTTATTGATATAAGGTACAAGCTTGTCTATCGAAACAAGCTGCATTTCACTGGTTGTTTTCATACGAGCCCCCATTCTGCGAACTTTTCAAAGCCGCCAATGGTACGGATATATTCACGGGCAATTTCCACGATTTCCGAATACGGTTTACCGTCCACTGTTTCATCTCCGATGGCACAGCAAAGCTCTACGGTCTTTCCCGTTTTCTGTGCTTTGAGCCATGCGTAGATGTTTACGCTGACATCGGCTTTCGATAAGTCCTTGCCATGAAGACCGCCACCGGTTACGGAATCTGCCATATCGGAACCAAGCTTTCTGTTGGTCGCACCGGTATCCACTTCCGTACCGCCTGTCCAGTCGCCCAGCGGGTTGATTTCTGCAAGGGGATATTCCTCCAGAAGTTCAGTCGAGTCCGCATTGCTCTGGCAAATAATCAGACGGTCGCCGTCAAGAATGTACTTGCCATCAGCGCCATAAGTTCTGTAGATACCTCTGGCAATTTCTGACAAAGCCTTCTGTTCTTTGGTAATAGGTACACCTTTAAAAATGCCGTTGTCACCGCAGCGGATCTTACCACGCTGGTTCTTGGCGAGATGTACATCTTGGGGAACTTCTACATAATCAACTACTACACTTCCGGCAATACGAGCTGCGATATCAATGACATCCTCAACGGAAATATGTGTAGAAGTCTCAGCGATGACATGACAGACTCTGTGTCCGACCAGCACTTCAACTGCGATTTTCGGGTTCTCCTGCTGTTTGTAGGCCAGGTCAACAATTGCCCCGGCAATGCGATCTGCAATTTTATCCGGATGGTCCGGATTCACTTTTTCGTACATAATTATCATCCTTTCCGAGCGTTCAGAAGACGCTCCATCAAATCGTCCTGAGGGCTTGCTCCGCCCCATTCCACTGAACAGTTGTCACGAACCACGGAGTAAATCTGATACCAGGCGGCATTGATCTGCTTCATGTAGTCGCGGCTCATCGCTACATACGGGCTTGCGATTGCATTCCCCGTTGTCGGATGCTTTGCCAAAAATCCGTATTCGCTGATGCACTGTTCGCACTGTATCCATCGGGATACGCTCATTGCGTACTGCTCGATCTGCGGAATGGTTACCAGCTTCTCACAGCCACGCTCGACAAGCC